TTATGCGGCGAGAGCGCGAAGCATCCGCGCCATTTCATCTGGGTTTGCCCCTTTGGCAAGATAGTCGTACAGGACCGCAACGATGTCCGCCTTCCTCGCAGGAGGAAGGTCTATGGCTTTCTGCTGCAGCCACTCTTCCAGCGCCGCAGAAGCGACTCGGAGCAAGTCCACGTCGACAGCCGCCGGCCCAGGTCTTTTAACTTCGCCAAGCTTTGCGCCCTTGGCAACACCATCGGGATTCCAGTACGTCTCAGGAATCCGATACATCCGTCGCACCCCTCCAAGCCCTTTTCTCTCCTCGAAGTACCAGCCCTCGGCAGATGCGCGCGCCAGTATTGCTGGCTTGGACGTAGGTAGGCCGGGTAGGCCAAGCGCCGCAATCTCTTTCGCGGAGTAAAGCTTCCTCACCGAACACTCTCGCATCGATTAGTGTTTCGAAAGAAAAACACTTTAGTGTCGCAATTTTTCGCCATATTTTTCATATTAATCAATGACATATTAGAAATTCACGGGGCGAAAAAAGAATTCACAAGTGTTTCGTTCGAAATCATGCTTTACAAAACACTTCAATTCACTTAGCATTCGTTAAAACTGACCTTCGGGACTAACAACGCCTCAAAAAATCGGCCTTGGCCGGTTGGGGTAACGGAGCAGCAATGACGACCGATGCGCGCCAGGGATGGCACAAAGAGGACATCAAAGCGGCAATTCGCAAGCGCGGAATCACCATGAACGACCTCGCGAAGCAACACGAACTGCCCACTTCCAACATCCGCAACGCACTTGTTCGCCCCGTGTATTCGGGCGAAGTGGCAATTAGCAAGTTCCTCGGGGTGCCCGCTCATGAGCTGTGGCCCGATCGCTGGACGTCCGACGGCCGCCGCATTCGACCCCGTTACGCCCATAAGTATATCGGTACCGCCACGGCGGACAACGTTAAAGCGTAGGCAATCCGCTACAAAACGCTTGCCACTTCACTTCACTTAATCCCCCCCTTGAGGAGCTGCTCATGGCAAACAAACGACAGCGCGCCGAGACGTCGAGCGTCGACGTTCGCCAGCTCGCGCTGAATTTCGAGGTGTTCGCAGTCGAGACGCCGACCGGTATCGTGGCCGTCCAGGGCGAGAACCGCTTCGACGCGGCTATTCGGCAGGCCCTAGTCGTGATGCTGGAGACCGCATTCCAGCAAGGCCAGTCGCGCGACCGCGTAGCCGACCAAATTGGCGAGTTGCTGGGCCGGCCGGTATCGAAAGCAAATCTCGACCTTTGGACAGCACCGAGTCAGGCAGATCGCCGGATTCCGGTGGATGCCTTGCTCGCCATCATGACCGTTTGTCAGAACGTAGGGCCGCTCGAATGGATGGCGCACCTGTTTAAGCGCCGTCTGCTGACCGAGGATGAGGCCCTTTGTGCTGAGTTGGGTGCCATGGCCGTCCTAGACCGGCACATCAAGGCGAAGCAGAAAGCGATTGAAGGAAAAATGGACGAGAAGGTGCTTGGCGCCGTCATGCACCGCATTAAGAAGGCGTCCCCCCAATGAGCGCCGTCCTTAAATCTCACTACACGGCCGCTGAGTTGCTGGCGTTGAAGCTGTCCGGTTTACCTACGTCAAAGGCTGCTTTGATTGCTAAAGCGGATCGGGAGTGCTGGCCATACCTCGTGACGACTGGCGTCGGTGGAACGCGACGAGAATATGCCCCACCGGTGTCCGTTGTCGAGTCCATCCGCGTAAAGCTGACAGAGGAACTGGTGCGTTCCGGCTTGCCCGCGAAGGTCGTTCGCCGGGAGGAACAGATGCCTCTGATCGAGACCGACGAGCAGGCGCTCAAGGCTGATGCGCGAAAAGGCGTCCTGAACGCGCTTGAACTCCTTATGAACCGCTCCGGCTACCCCATGAAGAAGGCCGCGACGGTCCTCTTGGACACTGCGCGCGTCGGCACCGCAAGCGAACAACTCGTCGCCATGCTCAAGATGGCGCGGGACGAGCGCGGTCGAAAGAGCCCGGACGGATTGCCGAGCGTTCGTAGCGTGCTTCGTTTCGTCGAATACGAGCGAGCTGGCATGTTGGCTCCAAAGCGCCGCGAGCGCGACATGGCAGTGCCGCAATGGGCTCCCTTCTTCATGGGCTTTTATCAGCGCCCTGAGAAGCCGACCGTCGAGCATGCGTACAGCCTGTTTCGTCGCGACTGGCTTGACTCGCATCCCACCATGGATTTGCCGAGCATTTGGCAAGTACGCCGATTTTTACAGAAGGTCGGTACTGTGTCGCGCGAAATCGGGCGTATGGGCGAGCGCGAACTGAAGACGCTCAAACCTTTCATCCGGCGCGGCTTCGAGCATCTACTGCCGGGCGACATTTACAGCGCGGACGGCCACACGTTCGATGCCGAGGTGCAGCACCCTTTGCACGGCCGCCCGTTTCGGCCTGAAATCACGACCGTTGTCGACATCGCCACCCGCCGCGTGGTCGGCTGGTCGGTCGGGCTGGCCGAGTCTGCGCTGGCAGTGCTCGACGCGCTGCGCTATGCGTGCCTCAACGGCGGGATCTGTGCCGTTTTCTATGTGGATAACGGCTCCGGCTACAAGAACGAGATGATGACTGACGTGGCCACCGGTTTCATGGGCCGCCTCGGTATCGAGATGGTAAATAGCCTGCCGTACAACTCGCAAGCGCGCGGCGTGATCGAAAAGCTACACCAGACCATCTGGGTGAAGGCTGCTAAGGAACTGCCCGGCTACATCGGCCACGACATGGATCGTGAGGCGAAGCTACTGACGTTCAAGTTGTCCCGCAGAGCGATTGCTAGGCCAGGCGAAGTGATGACGATGCCGCTGATGGCTTGGTCGGTGTTCGTGGCCTTTTGCGAGCAGAAGGTGGCCGAGTACAACAATCGTCCCCATCGCAGCCTGCCCAAGCTCACCGATCCGCAGACCGGGCGCCGTCGCCACATGACACCCAACGAAAAGTGGGCGCAGCACGTCGCGCAAGGTTTCGAGCCCCATCGCGTGGCCGACGACGAAGCCCGTCCGCTGTTCCGCCCGCAGGTGCTGCGCACGGTGCGCCGCTGCGAGCTGGAGGTGTTCGGCAACCGGTATTTTGCCCGCGCCCTGGAAGAGTTCCACGGCACCCAACTGCGCGTCGGCTATGACATCCACGACCCGCAGATCGTGTGGGTGTACGACGAGGACGGCCGGTTCCTCTGCACCGCCGAGCTGGATGCCAACAAGCGCGACTACATGCCGAAGTCAGTCATCGAGCGCGCCCGCGAGAAGCGTGCCGCCGGCCGCGAGAAACGCCTGGAAGCCAAGCTGGTTGAGGTGCGCGAAGAGTTGCGCGGCGCCCCCGTGCTGGAGCACAGCGACACCGTCACCATCCCCGGCTTCATGACGATCAACCGCGAGCAGCTCGCCCAGCGGGCGCGTGAAGTCAAGGCCAGCGAGCCGGTGTCAATGGTCGCGCCACGCCCGGTGGCGGAGGTGATGCCCGCGCCAATCACGGAAACGACGGCCTGGGGCGTGCCCACCACGCCGGAAGCGCGTTGGGCCGAATGGCTGCGCCTGAATCAACTGAACGAGGAGGAAATCGACGACGAGAAAGCAAGGAAATGGCGGCACACCTATCAGGCGACCGCCGAATTTCGGACTTACCAACGGAAAACCGCATAACGATGCCGCACCGCTGCAACGGCAAGGCACCCACAACAAGAGGAACCTGAATGATGACGCAACAACAACCGATGGTCAATCGCGTGGCCCACATCGCCAACCTCGACCTGGTCGCCGTGGCGGCCGAAAAGCTGCTGTCCCGCGTGGACGGGCTGCCCGGCATCGGCGTGATGTACGGTGAGGCCGGCCGGGGCAAGACCATCGCGTGCAGTGCGCTCGCCAACCAGACGCGCGGCTACTACGTGCAGATGCGCAGCGCCTGGAGTCGCAAGACGCTGCTGGAAAAAATCCTGTTCGAGATGGGCATCAAGCCGGCCGGCACCATCCCGTACCTGCTCGACCAGGTGTGCGAGCAACTGGCCGCCAGCCGCCGGCCGCTCATCGTCGACGAGTTCGACTTCTGCCTGCGCTCCGATAGCCTGATCGAGCTGGTGCGCGACATCTACGAAGGCAGCCAGGGCACGCTGCTGCTGGTCGGCGAAGAGACGATCCCGCAGAAGCTCAAGCGCTGGGAGCGTTTCCACAGCCGCGTGATGGCCTGGATTCCAGCGCTGCCGGTGTCGGTGGCCGATGCGCGTAAGCTCGCGCCGATCTACAGCCCGCAAGTGAGCATTGCCGAAGACCTGTTGGCGCACGTGGTCGAGCTGGCGCACGGTTCCGTCCGACGGGTTTGCGTGAACCTGACGCGCATCCACGAAGAGGCCATGATCCTGGCCGAGTCCGAGATGACGCTGGCCAAGTGGGGCGAGCGCGACCTTTACACCGGCGACGCGCCCAAGCGGCGCACTGCGTAAGGGGACGAGCATGGCGAAACACCCCAATCGACGCCCGGTAGAGATGGAAATGGTCGGCGGCAAAGGCTCGCGCCAGCGCATCTGGGAAACGATCCGCACGCTGCGCGACGGTTTCACCCGCTATACGCTGTCGCGCCGCGCCAAGGTCGACGATGCTACTGCGCGGACCTATCTACTGTCGCTGGAGAAAGGCGGCTTCATCGCCCAGGCCAACGACGCCGGCCGCTGCGAAGAAAAGCACTACCGGCTCGTCAAGGACTGCGGGCTGGAAGCGCCCCGGCTCAATCGCGCCGGTGAGCCGGTCACCCAAGGCCGGGGGCAGGAGCAGATGTGGCGCACGATGCGCATCCTCGGCGCGGACTTCACCTACCTGGAGTTGGCCGGGTTCGCGTCAACGGCGGACGCCGAAGTGTCGCCCACCGCCGCCCGGGACTATTTGAAGCATCTCGCGAAGGCGGGCTATGTCCTGGTCGTCAGCAAAGGCCAGGGACGCGGCAAAGGCGGTATTCCGAGCCGTTACCGCTTGGCGCCGGGCAAATACACCGGGCCGCGTCCGCCGATGGTGCAGCGAACCAAGGCCCTGTACGACCCGAACCTGGGCAAGGTGGTGTGGCATGAGGAGATCAACGATGACGATCTCTGAGCCGCGCTGGCTCGTACTGCTGCGTGCCGAGGCCGGGCGGACCAGCATCCAGGCCGTCGCGACGCGCATCGGCTACTCGCGCACCGGCGTCAGTTTGGTGCTCGCCGGCAAGTACCCCGGCAAGACCGATCGCATTGCGAAGGCTGCGTTACAGGCATTGGAAGAGGCCGTCGACTGCCCGTATCTCGGTCAGCCGCTGGCCGGCCACGAGTGCCGCGCCAACGCCATGGCCAAGACCCCAACGCACAACCCGATGAAATTGTCGCTCTGGCGAGCTTGCCAGCAGTGCATCCATAACCCGAAATTTGGAGGCAGCAATGCTTAACGTTCAACCTCAAATCGCACAGGCGCCCCGTCCTCGAATCAACGAGGAAATGATGCGCGGCGCCATGCGCATCGCCCTGACCATCGAACAGTTGACGCAGGAAGGCTTTGTGGTCATCGGTATCGAGTACTCGGGCGGCGCGAAGCCCACCGTCCAGGTGCAAACGTGCCCCCTGTGCCGCGCGCTAGTCGAGCGCGGCGAGGCGACGTACTACCGCAGCGGCCGAGGTGAGCGCGGCCACTACCGCACAGGCCAATTTCAGCGCAACGGGTGCCGTGTGCTGTGGACCGAGCAAGGCCACTGACGGGAGGCGCAATGAAAGTCAAATGTCCTGCCTGCGGAGCGGTCGCCAGCCTCGATGCTCTGATCGGGCACGACGGCGCGCGCGAAGCCGTATTGACCGCTCTCCAGATGCCCGCACCGCTCGCGAAGCTGCTGATCCAGTACGTGGGCCTGTTCCGACCGGCTACGCGGGAACTGTCATTCGACCGGCTCGCCAAGCTGCTCGGTGAACTGCTGCCCGACGTCAATGCACAGCGCATCGAACGCGGTGGCCAGGTGTTCGATGCGCCGATCGAAGCATGGATCGAGGCGTTGGGTCAGGTGCTGGCCGCGCGCGAGTCGGGGCGGCTCAAAGTGCCGCTGAAAAGTCACGGCTATCTCTACGAGGTACTGGCGGGGACGCGCGTCTCGTCGACCTCGGTGATGACGGCGGAGCCGCCGACCGCTCCACGCCAAATGGGCAAGGTCGCTGCCGGCCTGGCGGCACTTGAGCAATTCAAGCATGGCTAACGATCTCGCGTGGCTGCGCGCCGAAGTCGGTACGGGTCTGCAAAAGCTGGTCCTGCTGCGCCTGCCGGGCGCGCCGTCGGCCGAGCTGCTTGCAGCGACCGCTGCGGTGTGGCTTGAAGCGCTGGAGAGCATGCCCGTGGCATGGGACGAAGCGGCAGACGCACTGCGCGTGCGCGGTGGCTTTACGCGATTGCTCCGCACGATCGATCGCTGGCCCGCGCCGATCCATCTGATTGCACAGCTCGGTAATCGCGACCCGCCGAAGCGGTTGCCTGCCCCATCGATGACGGCAGAGGAGAAGGCTCGAAACAGCGAACGCATGGCCCAGGTTAAGGCCGTGATCGGCAAGAAGGTTATCGGAAACCGTAGCAAAGAGGACTCATATGAACGCGATTCCCGCAGGGTATAAAAAGGACACGAAGGGGCGACTGATCCCCGTGGAGGCAATTAAGCCCATCGACATGGCTCGTGACGAGCTGGTGCTGGAGATTGTCGAAAAGGCGCGTGCGCAAAGCGCAAGTCTCTCGGCATTCAAGGCCAAGGTATTTGACGACATTGGCGCTTTCGTCCAACTGTCGGCCGAACGCTATGGCGCCAAGGTCGGTGGCCAGAAAGGCAACATAACGCTCGTGAGCTTCGACGGTCGCTACAAGGTCATTCGCGCGAACCAGGACACGCTCACCTTCGACGAAGGGCTGCAAGCGGCCAAAGCGCTTATCGATGAGTGCGTACATGAGTGGACCGAGGGCGCGCGCAGCGAGATTCGCGCGCTGATTAACGACGCGTTTAACGTCGATCGGGAAGGCAACATCTCCACCGGCCGCATTCTCAGCCTGCGTCGTCTGGACATTACCGACGCGAAGTGGAAGCGCGCCATGGATGCGCTCAACGACTCGGTGCGAGTGCAATGCTCGAAGAGCTATGTCCGCGTGTATGAGCGCGTGGGCGACACCGACAAGTACGAGCCTATTCCGCTTGATGTTTCGGGAGCCTGACATGGCGACACGGAAACCCGGCCGGAGCAAGCCTGTTTGTGTTCTTCAGATTGGATACATCGCGCTCGTCATCGATGCTGACAAGGGTATGCAGGTGATGCGGCTTCTTGGTGAGTCCGTCCTTTGTGAGCGTGAATTCTCAGTCAGGAAGGAGACATATGTTGTCACCAAGCCGCCTGAACTGAGCATAAGGATCATCGACGCCGACAGTGTGAGAGCGGCCACGAATAACGACGCGAAGGGTTTGCTCATCGAGTAGCAGTTCCGCATGCGAAACCGCCGCGAGGCGGTCTGCCCGGCGTGGTGGTCGGGTACTGATGAGCAGCCGAGGAGAACGCATGCCGTTGAACAAAGATCAATTGGAACGCCTGGAACGCGCGCTGCAAGTGCCGTTCGGGCGTGTAGAGGTGCCTTTGTTTTTGGATGCCGCAAAGACCTGCGCCGGATGATAGGGAGCAAACGATGATCTCACGCGCGACGATGGCGAAGATCCACATTGCACGCCAGCAGCTCGGCATGGACGACGGTAGCTACCGCGCGATGCTCCGATCAGTCGGTGGCGTGGAAAGCTCAAAAGACCTGACGCCCATGGGCGCGGCAAAGGTGCTTCGTCACCTGGAACGCTGCGGCTTTGTACCGAAGCCGAGCCACGGGCGGCGACCGGTCGTGGCTCGGGGCCGCGATCGCCAGATGCGCAAGATCGAGGCCCTGCTCGCGGAAGCGGGGCGGCCGTGGACGTACCTGGCTGGCATGGTGAAGCGCATCTGCAAGGTCGATGCCATCGAGTTCTGCGACGAGGGAATGCTGGCCAAGCTGATCGCCGCACTCCAGATCGACGCGAAGCGCAACGGGAGAGCCTGATGAAACTCGAGAACGTGACGCATCTGTTGCCCGAAGCCGCACAGACCATCGTGCGCGTGGTTGGCCTGGTCGGGGCTGCCCGCTTAATTGAGCAGCTCGGCGGCACGACGTTTCCGGTCGCGCTGCGAAAGTCCCGCCTGGGCGAAATCCGATACGAGATGCTGGCCGAAGTGGTCGGCACAGAAGCGGCCGACGCTATGACCGAGCACTTCGGCGGCGATACGCTTTACATCCCACGATGCACGCAAGCGATGCGTGAGCTGATGCACCGTGAGATTCGCCGGGAGTTCGACCGGCTCACCGGCGACGGCACATCGGCGCTTCAGGCGGTAGCACGCCTGGCTGTCAAATTCAAGCTGGCGGACCGAACCATTTGGCGCGTACTGAAACGCCCTGACGCCGAGGCGATGTCGGTCGGCCAAACGTCTCTGTTCTAAGAGGAATCGTTAATTTAACGGTTCCTCATTACTGGTGACAGCAGTGCGCGCCCTGTGTAGCATCATGATTCAATCGAGATCAACGGGGAGCATTATGAAGCGCGCGCTGTTGTGCATGTTGGCCGTGATTGCCGTGGCGGCGTGCGGCAAGTCCGAGCAGGCAGTCCCGAAGTCGCTGGCCGACGCAAATCTGGAGGGGCGGCAATGGAACGAAGACGACTTCAGACTGGCCGCACACGTTTCAATGAAACAGGCCGCAGACCTACAACCTGTCTTTGTTGATTACTGGAAGCGAGGCGACGCGACAGGGGCGGTTAACGCCAGCGATCCGCTGCTGGTCACTCTGCAGGCATGGAACGATCAACATGATTCACGATATGCCGAACGATTCCGTCCCTGCAAACTCGCTGTATCGTATGCGATGGAGCAGGCTATCGCGACCTATCACGGGTACGGATTCGATACCGCAACGTCACGTTTCGAGGAGAACCGTAAAGCCTGCCTCGCACTCTAACGATGCGGTAGCATACTGAACGACCCCGCCCCGGCGGGGTTTGTTGTTTCTACTGACACGTATCCACTCAAGCCTCGCGCGCGCCGCCAATAAAGTCGAGCCATCGATTCATCACTCTGACGGGGTGTGCGGTGGCACGAATTTCCGAAGCAAAGGCAGGCGGCAAGCAGGTCATCGCGTTTCTTGACACGATCGCCGTTGCGGAGATCGGGGACTGGCTGCTGGCCCACAGCGACGACGGGTACAACATCCTCGTCGGCTCGACGCCGCCGCAGCGTACCAAGACCGGGATCGTTCCCGCAAACCTGATGGTGTTCGAGGGCTACACAGCGCATCCGAACATCTACCACGCCGCAACGGACTCCACTGCCGCCGGCCGCTATCAACTGCTCGGCAAGTACTACCCGCCGTATGCTAAGCAGCTCGGCCTGAAAGACTTCTCGCCCGAGTCGCAAGACGCGATTGCCATTCAGCAGATCAAGGAGTGCCGCGCGTTGCCGTTGATTCAGGCTGGCCACTTCGCCATGGCGGTGAAGCTCTGTGCGCGCATCTGGGCATCGTTCCCCGGCAACACCTACGACCAGCACCCAAAGTCCATCGAGTTCCTGACCCAGGTATTCAAGGACAAGGGCGGCCAGGTCGCCGTCGGATAAGGAGCGCGCATGCGTCGCCTGATCCTGCCCATTCTCGCCGCCGTCACGCGCTCGATCACCAGCTTGTGCCCGATGCGTCAAGCGGCCATCAAGTCCCATATCACGCACCCCGCCGCATCGAGCGTCGGGCCGTCGGGTGTGCGCGCGGCGAAGCGAGCTGCCGCCAAGCGGCGTAACCGTCGCCGGAGCCGATGATGACGTGGCGCGATCTTGTAACCGGCGTCGACGGTCGGCTTTCACACACGAAGCTCTGGCCAAACATCGCGTCGGCCGTGGCTACCGGCATGTTCATCTACCAGGGTGTCAAGGGCACGCTCACTAACGACACCTGGCTTATCTATCTCGGTTGCGTCGGCGGCTACTCGGCAGTCATTACTGCCATCGTGGCGCGCGGTGGCCGTGTTGCCAAAGAGGGTTCCGAGTGATGGAGACAATCGACAAATACGCCAAGGTGCTCGTGGGCATCGTGGGCCTGGTGCTGTACGCGGCGAGTCTGACGATGGCCTACGAGCACGGTTTGACCGTCGCCCAGGCCAAGGGCGACAGGGCGCTGTCTGAGTTGCAGCGCCAACAGGCCCAGGCTTCTGTGTCCGCGCTGAGCGGCACCTTCCAGGGGTACGTCGCCAACGTCGCCCGTGGCCAGCAGGCCGAAGGCAAGTTTGTCCTCGCGGTGTCCGCGAGCGATACGCAGAAGTCCATTCTGAAAGGAGCTATCGATGCAGTCAGCCAGCCACGCCATGAGCGGCAACCGGTCGCCAGTGATCGCATTGAGTATCGCTGCGTGTTTTCTAACGGCTTTGTCCGGCTGTGGAACGCCGCAGCCGGTCTCGACGCCGGTCATGGCGGTCTGCCGGATTCCGCCCCTGTCGCCGGCACTGAGCACGATTCCGGCGAAGACGCCGCCATTGACAGCGGGGTATCACAAGCCGACCTCCTCGACTGGTTCGTCGACTACAGCAACCGCGCCCGGCACGTCGAAAGCCAACTGAATGGCGTGATCGACGCCTACCCGAACGAGGAGTAATCGGCGCATGGATGACTTTGATCGCGCGACCGAGCTGGAGGAGAAGTTTCGCCAGGCGGCAATCGATGCAACGTTGACGCCACGCACATACAAGCCGGGCGAGTCGACGGCAGTCTGCCAGAACGAAGCGTGTGGGGAGCCGATCCCGGACGCGCGGCGTAAGGCGATACCCGGTTGCCGGTTCTGCGTCGAGTGTCAAAACCGACGCGAGCGTGCCATCGAGCGGAGGCGACATGCAGGCATCCTTTGACGGTGCGACTCTCGTGATCGCGTTGGTGACGGCCTTGTGGGGCATCTGCACCACGCTCGTTGTCGCCCACGCCAAGCGAATGCGCGACGACGCGAGACGCGATCGTGAGGCGCTCGAAGAACTTCAGCGGGCACTCGCGAAGTTTCGGGAGCAGGTCGCAAAAGAGTGCGTGAGCCGTGACGAAGTGAAGGATGACCGACAGGCTACACGAGAGGCCATCGTGCGCCTGGAAGCGAAAGTGGACGACCTCCGAAACCTACTCGTTCAAGCGAACGTAAAACAATGACCGACAAAACCAACGTGATCAGCGGTACGAAGGCTCCCGAATCGGAGGAACTGGCACTGCTGCGCAAGATCGACAGCAACGTCGACGAACTGCGCGCCGGCATCAAGGATGCGCAGCGGCTGGCCGCGCGTAACGGCGCCGTGGCCGGCGCGATCGCAGGCGCGGCGAGCGGCGGCATTGTCGCGCTCGGCATCGCTTTCGCCCGCGCAAAGCTCGGTATCTGACCCATGGCACACCCCAAGGAAATTCGGGACAAGGTTCGGCGTCACTATGTGTTCGATCGGCTGTCGCTCGAAGTCGCGGCCGTAAGCGCCGGCGTCGCATATGGCACAGCGCGTCGGTGGAAGACCGACGCCGCAGCCGCCGGCGACGACTGGGACAAGGCGCAGGCAGCGCAGCTCCTGGCCGGCAACGGCATCGAGGAGATTGCGCGCCAGGCGCTGGCCGGGCTGGTCACGCAGTACAAGGCGACCATGGACGAATTGCAGGTGAACACCGAAGTCTCGGCCGGCGACAAGGTGCAGATGCTGGCGAGTCTCGCGGATGCCTACAACAAGACCATTTCCGCATCGAAACGGATTCTCCCCGAGACCAACGAGCTGGCCGTGGCCATGGGTGTGGTGCAGCGCCTCGCCGCGTTCATCAAGGAGAACCACCCCAAGCACGTCGCGGCCTTTGCCGAGGTGCTTGGCCCTTTTGGCGACGAACTGGCACGAGCATATGGTTAACTGGTGGACGCTGGGCGCTTCTGTGAAGCGGATGGGGACGGCATTCGAAACGCCGTCCCGAATCGTCATTTGTGCCGAGCCTGGGCAAGCCTTGCCCGAGGGGCACGACTGCAAAATGAACGGTTGCGGCACGCTCCATGTACTGGCGCGTCTTCCGAAGCCGGATAACCCGAGCGAGGACTGACATGTCCGCGAAGTTCACCGAAAAGGACTTTCACAAAGAGATTGCGGAGCTGGCCGCCGAGCTGCGCAAGGACATCGAGGCGCACGCGACAGGGCTGGACCCGTCGCCTGAGAAGCGGCTGGAGCGACGTAAGCGTGTACTGGTCGATGGCGATTACCGCTTCTTCGCATACACCTATTTCCCGCATCACATCCGGGGCGAACCGTCGCTGTTCCAGGCGCACTTCTGTGACCGCTTCCCGAAGCTGCTGCGCCAGCCTGGCGGCACGCGCGAATGGTGGGTGGCCCCACGCGGTGAGGCGAAGTCGTCGCTGGCCACCAAGATCGGGCCGACTTACCTCGCCGTGCAAGGTCTGCTGCAGCGCGAGGACATCCGGCGCGAGGTCGGATGGACCGGCGCCCTGCCGCCGTTTCTGGACTACGTGATTCTGCTCGGTGCGGAAACGACGCTCCCCACGAAGCTGGTGGAGGTCGTTAAAGCCGAGCTGACCGCTAACGCTGCCCTGGCGCTCGACTTCCCCGAAGTATGTGGCAGGGGGCCGGTCTGGAAGGTTGGCGAGATCGTTACGCGCACCGGCATCAAGGTCGAGCCGTTTGGCGCGGAACAGGCCATTCGGGGCACGTTCCACGGCGCGAGCCGGCCGAAGGTGCTGTTCGGCGACGACCTCATCACCGACGCGGAAGCGAAAAGCACGACCGAGCGCCAGAACCGATGGACGTGGCTGGAGAAGGCCATCGACTATCTGGGCCCGCCCGACGGATCGGTGAAGTACGTCGGCGTGGGCACGGTGCTGGACAAGGACGACCCCATCTCGCGCGCCAAGAAGACGATCGGGCACGTGGTGCACCACTTCCGTGCGATCGCACAGCTCCCCGAAAACCTCGACCTGTGGGCCGAGTGCGAAGCGCTGATGCTCAACGACGACAAGCGAGCGACCGAAGAAGCGGCCGAGCGTGGCGAAGTCGTCGACGACACGGGGCTGCCGTCGCACCGGTTCTACCTTGAGCACAAAGCGGAAATGGACGCGGGCGCTGTGATCTCATGGCCCGCCGTTCGCTCGCTCTACTGGCTTATGCGGCAGCGCGCGAAGGCGCCGCGCGCCTTTGCCACCGAAATGCAGGGTGACCCGCGAGCAGACGAAGACAAGGTGTTCGGCAACATCACGTATTGGGTCAAGCGTGTCCCGAGCTGGCTCATCTTCGGGGCCTGTGACCCGTCGATGGGCAAAGGGGAAAAGTCGGACCCGTCCTCGCTCGTCGTCGGTGGACTGGACGTGGTGTCCCGCAAGCTGCACGTTATCTATGAGTCTCGGAAGCGACGCGTGCCGTCCAAGCTCGAAGCCGACCTGATTGCGATGCAGCGCGAATTCAAGTGCCAGGTCATCGGCTTCGAGAACAACAATGCCTACGAGCACTCGCGCCAGACGTTCATTGCGGCCGGCCGCCGGCAAGGCGTTCCGCTGCCGCTCGTCGGCGTGACGGCGACCGTCGCGCCCGAGGTGCGCATCGATTCGCTGGAACCGTTCATTACCGACCGCTTCGAGCCGAGCATCCTGTTCCACCAGAGTCTAACGGGCTTGCTCTCGGAGCTGGACACGTGGCCCGAACCGCAAGGCGCACACCACTATGACAGCTTGACGGCGTTGCACATCCTGTGGGTGATCGCCAGCAGCCGCGGTTATGCCATCACGGACGGCTTCACGGCCGCGCCTTCGCGCGAGTCCGACGCATACGACGATAACGATTTTGACGACGGCGCTTACTCGCGCTTTCGTGATTGATGAGAGGTAAAGCGATGGTGCAAATTCTCGATGCGAACGGCAACCCGATCGAGCGCGCGGCCCTCTCCGAGCCGCAGACCGCGAAGCTCGGGTGGATCACGCGTGATTTCGCTGGGCACCCGTCGCGCGGGCTGACGCCCAAACGCCTGCACGCGATCTTGCAGCAGGCCGAGCGCGGCGACCTTGAGGCCCAGGCCGACCTGTTCCTGGACATGGAGGAGCGCGACGCGCACCTGTTCGCGGAGATGAGCAAGCGCAAACGCGCGCTGCTCACGCTCGACTGGCGCATCGTACCGCCCGCTAACGCCAGTGAGGCGGAGAAGAAGCAAGCCGCGCAGTTGAAGGAGTGGTTCGACAGCTTGCCGAACCTCGACGACGTGCTGCTCGACTGCATGGACGCGATCGGCCATGGCTTCTCCGCGCAGGAGATCACCTGGGAACGTCTGGGCAAGACGTGGTTTCCGAAGGCGATCGAGCATCGGCCGCAACGGTGGTTCCGCACGCCGTACCACGACGGTAACGACTTGCGCCTGCGCGATAGTTCCGCCGATGGTCAACCGCTCTGGTCGTTCGGCTGGCTGGTTCATAAGCACCGCGCCAAGAGCGGGTACCTGACGCGCTCGGGCTTGCACCGGGTCTTGGTGTGGCCGTATCTTTTCAAGCACTACGCCGTTGCCGATCTCGCCGAGTTTCTTGAAATCTACGGTTTGCCGCTGCGCATCGGCACTTACTCGACCGGCGCCACCAAGGACGAAAAGAGCGCGCTGCTGAAGGCCGTGGTAGATGTCGGTCACAACGCTGCCGGCATTATTCCGGAAGGCATGGAAATTGACTTCAAGACCGCCGCGCAAGGGACGAACGAGCCTTTCGACGCGATGATCTCGTGGGCCGAAAAAAGCCAGTCCAAGGCGGTGCTCGGCGGCACGCTCACGTCCCAGGCCGATGGGCGGACCTCGACTAACGCGCTTGGCAACACGCACAACGAAGTCCGTCATGACCTGCTCGTGTCCGACGCTCGCCAAGTGTCTGGGACGCTAACCGGGTTCGGCTACATGCTACTCGCCCTAAACGGCGCCGCTACCGATCCGCGCCGTGCTCCACGGGTCGAGTTTGACACCCGCGAGCCGGACGACATGAAGCTGTATGCGGAGTCGCTTCCGAAGCTGATCGGCGCCGGCTTTAAGGTGCCCCGCGCCTGGGCCCAGGAAAAGCTGATGATCCCGGAACCCGCCGAGGGCGAAGAGGTGCTGACGATTCCGAAGTCGGATATGGTGCTTCCGCCCGAGGAGCGCCCGCGCCAGGCGACAGCCTCGACGCGGTACGTTGCGGTGCTGAAGAACGACACGGGGGAACTCGTCTACGCGGATCAACACGCGCTGGACCAAACCATTGACCAGACCCCCGTCGAGGCCGTTGACGCGGCGATGGGCAAGATGCTCGCGCCGGTGATTGCGGCGCTGCGCAGCGGCACGTCGCCCGATGACGCCATGGAGCTGCTGCTCGAGTCGCACGCCGACATGGACGAGGCCGAGCTGGCCGAGCTACTGGGTCGTTGCGTGTTCGTAGCCGACGTGTGGGGACGCATCAATGGCCGTTGATCTGGGCTACGCGATCGGCCTGCCTCCCGAGAAGGCCATCGAATACTTCCAGTCCAAGGGGTATCAGATCGGCTTTCGGTGGCAGGACGTAGCGGCTGAAGCGCACGCTCGAGCGTTCACGGTGGCGGGCGTGATGAAGGTCGATATCCTGCAGGACATTCGCCAGGCGCTCGACGATGCGTTAAAAAAGGGCAGCAGCTTCGACGAGTTCAAGCGCCAGATCACGCCGATGCTGGAGCGCAAAGGCTGGTTCGGCAAAGGGCTGGTGACGGACGAAGAGACGGGCGAGGTACACGGAAAGCGCATCATGCCCCGTCGTCTCGACACCATCTTTCGCACCAACATGCAGGCGGCATACATGGCCGGCCGGTATGCGACCCAACTGGAGCAGGTCGACACCCACCCATATTGGGAGTATGTCGCGGTGCTGGATAGTCGAACGCGGCCGGCGCATCGGGCGCTGTCTGGTGCTGTGTACCGGTGGGACGACCCGTTCTGGCAGACGTTCTATCCGCCCAACGGCTACCGCTGCCGCTGCCGCGTGCGCACGCGCACCGAGAGCTACATTAAGCGCAACGAGATCCCGGTGCGCTCCAGCGCGGACCAGCTCGAAGAGGTCGAGCAAGTCGTGGGGCGGGCTGGTGATACGCAGCCGGCGATCGCATACAAGGATCCGGCGACCGGCCAGCGCGTGCTGCCCGACCTGGGCTTCGGCAGCAATCCCGGCGCGCAGTGGATGAAGCCGTTTACGCCGCCGCCACTGGACGACCTGCCGACGACTTTTCCGCATGGCGTTGACTTGCCGCCGCTGCCGCCCGCATCCCGTGTGAAGGCCGACGCGATGTTGGCGCCGGATTTGTCCCCCCAGCAGTACGCCCAGGCGTTCCTGGAAAAATTCGGCGGCGGCGTCGGGAGGCCAGTGACATATGTGGATGTGACGGGCGAGCGTGTCCTGGTCAACGAATGGCTTTTCCAAACTAGCGGAGGCCAGTGGAAAGCGGACAAGTTCGCGCGCGGGCCTTATATGGGGCTGCTGGCGGACGCGGTAACAAATCCTGACGAGATTTGGCTCGGGTGGGCAAAGATCGACGGAGCGTGGTCGCTGCGCCGCCGCTACATCCGCGCGTTGGAGACCGAGGACGGGGATTGGGGACTGGCGATCTTCGAGCAGGGAAAGGACGGCTGGACGGGGGTCACCGCGTTCCCGCCCAAGGTGGGGAAGTCGGCCGAGGCCCGGCGCAAGTACCTCGATAAGCAGCGCGGCACATTCCTGCGGTATCGCCGGCCGCAGAAATAGGAATGGCCGCTCTCGCTCGCGGCCATTAGTCCCGCAGCCCTTCACCGATCCAGAAGCGAGTCTGGGATATACGGCTGCGTTGCATAGGAGTATAGCGCATGCAGGAGCTGTTGCAGACGAACGACGAATACGCCGAGAAGCTCAATCGGCTGTATCGATTCCTGAAGGCGCCACGCTCCCTGATGGGGTTGGTTGCCGGCTTGCTGGCTGATGCGGTCGAAGAGAACTTCGAGTCTGAGGGGCGCCCGAAATGGCTGGGCCTGAGCAAGAGGACGCTCCGAAGCCGACGTGAAGCGGCCGGGACCGGGAAGATTCTCCAGCGCAGCGGCCGGCTGGCTTCCAGCATCGTGCAATCGCACGATGATGAAAGCGCGCGCGTTGGCACAAACGTCGTTTACGCGGCGATCCACCAATTCGGCGGCACGATTCAGCGCCACCCGATGTCCGGTATGGTGCGGCTGCGCAAGGACAAAAACGGGATGCTGCTACGCCAGGCGGATCATCCGCACCTGGCCGTGTTCGCCAAGAACGGGCACAAGCGGGTCAAGGTCGTGAAGTGGACCCGCAGCCAGGGATGGACGATCAAGATACCGGCCCGACCTTTCCTCGCCCTCACCGAAGGCGATAGTTCGGCCATCGAGGAGGAGGTTTCCCGATACCTTCAGCGCCTGATCGACGATTGAACTGCGAGCGCCTGGAAGCCCATTTTTGTCCCCAGGGTATCCCGTTGTAGCGGCTCGTATGGTTGACGGCCGTTAAACCCCCGTTAGAATCGATCCTTGGGCAATCCGTTTCCCGCCCGTTTCCCCGCTCCCCTCCCTTGCCGGTGGTACTGACACCGGTCGGCTAATTTTTCATCGCGTCGGCCGCCACCATGGCGGCATGGCAAAACACATCCACATCGCTGCGCTTTCGGCGCTTGAATTCGACCCTGCCTCGCGAGCGCTGAAGCTGCTCCCGGCCGGAGCGTTTCGCGCCCGCGACGGTCGCCCGACCGACTGCCCGGCCTGGCACATGGATGGTGAGATTGCCCAAGCGTTGATTGCCGCTGCCGCTAACCGCGCGGTCCCGTACTGCATCGATTACGAGCACCAATCGCTCAATGCGGCGAAGAACGGCCAGCCGGCGCCGGCCGCTGGCTGGTTCAAGACCCTGGAGTGGCGCGAGGGCGACGGACTGTACGCGATCGACCCCGACTGGACCGAGCGTGCCGCCGCCTGGATCGCCGCCAAGGAATACCGGTTCCTGTCCCCGGTGTTCGGCTACGACGACGACGGCAACGTGACGTTCCTTTTGAATGTCGCGCTGACCAACAACCCCGCCCTCGACTGCCTCGACGAAGTCCAGCTCGCCGCCGCGACGGTGATGCTTGCCTCCCTTTCTGCCACGGCGGGGGCGTTGCCCGCCGACCCCACTCAAGAGGAATCTGCCATGGATGAATTGCTGGAACAGTTGCGCTGGCTGCTGAACATGCCGGTCGGCTCGACCGCCGAGGACGTGCAAGCGCAGCTTAAGAAGCTGATCGATGCCCTGAGCGAGGGCAAGGGCGTCGCCGCCGCGAGCGTGAACCTGCCCCAACTGCTGGAGAACCAGCGCCAGAGCATCGCAGCCCTGTCGGCCAATCAGCTCAATCTCGCTACGCACGCCCCCATCGCAATCGTCGACGACCTTCGCCAGCAGCTCGCGGCCGCTAACGCCAAGCTGGTCGGCACCGAGGTCAACGACCTGGTCGTCGCCGCGCTCGCTGACGGGCGTCTGCTGCAATCCCAAGAAGCTTGGGCGCGTGAGCTGGGTGCGAGCAACGTGGACCGGCTCAAGAAATATCTCGAAACCGCCCAGCCGATCGCCGCGCTGACGACGACCCAGACCGGCGGCAAGCCGCCGGCCGGCGCCAAGGCGGCGGACACTGGGCTGGACGCCGCCCAGCTCGCCGTCTGCACGGCGATGGGGATCGCGCCCGAAGACTTCGCCAGAACGAACGCCTTGGCGGGCTAACCCCCCGTCAAGCGCCATTCCGACCGACTTCAGGAGAACAGCATGACCGCATTGACCGCTGACCGCGACACCCCGCGCCGCGAAGGCGTTGACGCCGCATACCCCGTGAAGGCGGGCGTGCGCATCTTCGTCGGCGCCATCGTCGCCATCGACACGGCCACCGGCCTCGCGACCAAGGGCGCCACCTCGACGACGCTCAAGGCCGTGGGTATCGCCCAAGAGCAGGTGGACAACACGGCCGGCGCGGACGGCGACGCGATGGTACCGGTTCGCCGTGGCACCTATCGCCTGGCCAACTCGTCAGGCGCCGACCAGCTCACGCTCAAGGACGTGAACGGCACCGCTTACATCGTTGACGACCAGACCGTGGCCAAAACCGACGCAGGTGGTACGCGCTCGGTGGCGGGAACCGTCGTGGACGTCGACACGGTGGGCGTCTGGATCAAGTTCTAACGAAGCGCGCAGCACAGCCCTTTATTTATAGGAGCAGCAATGGAAATCAATCGCGCAAACCTGCGAGCATTGTTCCAGGGTTACAACACGGTGTTTCAAAACGCCTTCAATGGCACACCGGCCACCTGGAACCAAGTCGCGATGCGAGTGCCGTCCACGACGTCCCAGGAGGTCTACCCCTGGCTCGGCCAAACCACCAAGTTCCGTGAGTGGATCGGGGACCGCGTCGTGCAGAACCTGACGACGCACGACTTCACCATCCGCAACAAGTCGTTCGAGAACACCATCGGTGTCGACCGTGACGCGATCGAAGACGACACCTACGGTGTCTATTCGCCGATGATCGCCCAGCTCGGCCAGGACGCCCGCGAGCACCCCGACGAACTGGTGTACGGGCTGCTGCGCGCCGGCTTCACCAGCAAGTGCTACGACGGTCAGTATTTCTTCGATACGGACCATCCCGTGGTGCAAGCCAATGGCACGGTCGGCTCGGTGTCGAACGTCCAGGCCGGTTCCGGCCCGACCTGGTATCTCCTGGATACGACGCGCATCGTCAAGCCGATCATCTACCAGGACCGCAAGCCGTACAACTTCGTCGCCATGGACAAGGACGACGACGAAAACGTGTTCAACCGCAAGGAATACCGCTACGGCGTGGACGCGCGATCGAACGTCGGCTTCGGCCTGTGGCAACTCGCTTACGCGTCGAGCGCAGAGCTGACCGAGGACAGCTACGAAGCTGCTCGCGCGGCCATGCAGGAGCAGCGTGGCGACAACGGTCGGCCGTTGAACATCCGCCCGAACCTGATCGTCGCGCCGCCGTCGCTGGAAGGTCGTGCCCGCAAGATCACCAACGCGGACGCGAACGCGTACGGAGCGACGAACGTCTGGAAGGGCTCGGCCAACGTGCTGACCACCGCCTGGATCGCATAACACCCCGGCGAAAAATGGCCGCGCGAAGCCGATAGCGCGGAGGAAGCGCGCCCCGGAGCCTCGGCACAGGAATGGTTCCGGCGTCTCACTCGAAATCCCAGGAGCATTTGATGAGCAAGCAACTTCATCCCGCCGTCCAAGTGGCCGCTGCCACGGAAGGGTTTCGTCGCGCCGGCCGAGTGTTTGGCCGTGATCCGCAAACGATCCCGTTGGGCGAACTTTCTGCGAACGAGCATGCTGCGATCGTCGCGGACCGGTCTCTGGTCGTCATGCACACCGCAGTCCATCTCGAAGCCGACCAGATCGCGGCGCTTCCGCATCGCGATGCGGAGCACGTGAAGAAGGCAAAGATCGACGCGATCGAACCGGCTGTCTCGGTCGATCAAGGCCGCCTTGCCTCAGACTTGGCCGCGATGCAAGCGTACTTGGCAAGCGTGGAAGCTGACCTGAATCGCCGTGCCGAGGAACTGGACCGCATCGCGGCCGAGCAGTCGGCGCGCGAAACGAGCCTGAACGAGCGTGCCGCCGAGCTGGAGCGCCGAGCCCAGGAGCTGGCGCGCCAGGCCGACGAGCTGGACAAGACCTCGGGTGCGGCGGGCAAGACTGGCAATCAGTCATCCAAGAAGTAACAGGCCATGTACGCGACCGTCGACATGATGACCGCCAAGTTCGGCCTCACCGAAGTGATCGCGCTTTCGGATCGCGATCGCACCGGTGAACCGAACGAAGCGGTGCTCGCGGAGGCTCTGGACGCGGCGACGAGTGAAATTGAAGCGTACCTTGCTGGCCGGTACGCGCTGCCGCTGGCGTCCGTGCCGAAGGTCGTGGCCGGCTTTTGCTGCGACATCGCACGCTTCCAGTTGTGCGGCCACGGGACGTCGATGACCGACGAGATTCGCAAGCGCTACGACGCCGCCATCGGCTTCTTCAAGTTGGTGGCAGATGGCAAGGTGACGCTCGGCGTTGCGCCGGCCGGTGACGTGCCCCAATCCGACAACGCGGTTCATTTCGTGCCAGGCGCCCGCGTGTTTGGCCGAGACGTTCGCTAATCGCTATGACCCATATCCCGATCATTACTGCGATCGAGCTGGGCATCGTCGACCGGCTGACGCGCGGTCTCGGCCGCATGGTGTCGGAGGTCAAGACCTACGGCGGCGAGTTCGATGACGACGAGCTGGACGAAGTGGTGCGCCGCTTCCCTGCCGCATGGGTCACTTTTGGTGGCGTTAAACGTACCGACCCGCACGGAACCAGCAAGGGGAAGTGGAAGGCCGAAGCGGTGTTTGTCGTGATGGTCGGCGCTCGCAGTGTCCGTAGCGAAGAGGCAAGCCGGCATGGCGGCGCCAGTCAGGTGGAAGTCGGCACCAACCTCCTGATCGCGTCGGTTCGCAAGTTGCTGACGATGCAGGATCTGGGGCTGCCCATTCGAGAGTTGGAACCCGGTTCGGTTCGAACGTTGTTCAACACGCAAGTGCGGCGCGAGGCGATGTCCGTATTCGCCCTCGAATTCCGGACGGCATGGATGGAGGAGAGCCTCTTTCTCGGCGCGTATCCCCAGGGCGCTGTGGAAGACCCGAACGGTCTGGGAGCGGTTTTCGAGCAGTACGGTGGCAAGCTCGATCCGCCGACACCGGACTGGAAAACCACGGTGCTCAAGTACTACTTGCAGCCCAAGGACAGCGGCACCCAAGGCGAACCGGATGCCGAGGACAGAGTGTAGATGAAAGAGGAGTGACCCATGCTGGTGAAAGCACGAACCGGCCTGCGCGTGCCGAAAGAACGCGCTTCGCGCGAGTACATCACGGATACGGATGCAATTGAGGTGCCGGATACCGTGTATTACCGCCGTCGAGTTGCGGAAGGCGATCTGGTCATCCAGGGCGCCGAAGGTGCCGTTGTGACGCCGGCCACGGCCGACGGCAAGAAGTCCACTAAGGGAGCGTAATCCATGGCAAGCCCTAACGTCAGTTTTGACACCATCCCGTCCGGTCTGCGCAAGCCGGGACAGTACGTCGAGTACAACACGCGGCTCGCGGTCCGCAACCTTCCGACCAACGAGCAGACTGTGCTCATCGTCGGCCAACGTTTGGCTGGTGGCGCAACGCCGGCCTTGACGCCGATCGACATTTTCTCCGGGGATCAAGCCGCCAGCGCATTCGGTGCCGGTTCACTCGCCCATCGAGCCGCAGTCGCCGCCATCAAGGCCAACAAGTATGTGACGCTGACGGTGATTGCTGTCGACGACGCGGCGGCGGGCCAACCGGCCAAGGGGACGGTCGAGTTCGCGGGCACGGCAACGGCCGACGGCGCATTCGCGTTGTATGTCGCAAATGACCGCGTGGACGTTGCGACCTATGCGGACGATACCGCCGCAACGATCGCCGCTCGCCTGGTCGACACGATTACGCAGACCGAAGCGCTGCCGGTGACTGCGACGCTGGCGGACGCGATGGTCACCATCACGGCCAAGAACAAGGGCGAGATGGGCAACGCGATCAAGCTCGACCAGCTCAACCGGTCGGCGGGCGTCACCGCTACCGTCACCGCCATGGCAGGCGGTCTGAACGATCCGGACATCTCGCCCGCCCTCGACGCGGTCTTCGGGGCGACGTACAACATCTACGTGTCGTGCTGGAACACGCAAGCGACGCTCACGAAGCTGCGGGATCACCTGAAGACCATTTCCAACGCGATCGAAAAGCGCTCCGCGATCGGCGTCGTGGGCACGCCCGACACGCTCGCGACCGGTACGACGTTGGCCGGGGCGCTCAACGCCGAGCGCATTACCATCGGATGGCTTCGCGGGTCGGTGTGTTTGCCGACCGAGATTGCGGCTGGCTATGCAGCCGTGATCGCGAGCGAGACCGACCCGGCGCGCCCGCTGAACACGCTCGTCATCGAGGGGCTGGATGTCACGCCGGTGACGATGCGGCCGAGTCGCACCGAGCAGGAAAAGGCGCTTCACAACGGCGTGACACCACTCGAGATCGGTCCGGGCGACACGGTGCAGATTGTTCGTTCGATCACCACCTACACGAAAAACAGTACTGGCGCTGACGACCCCGCACTGTTGGACCTGACCACGATTCGCACGCTGGACTACTTCCGCAAGGCCGTCGTGCAGCGAGTCGCGCTGCGCTTTCCGCGCGACAAGCTGTCCACCCGTACTCCGCCGAAAGTGCGAAGCGAGATCCTCGACGTGGCCATCAAGTGCGAGGAACTGGAAATCCTCGAAAACGTGGACGCGCACAAGGGCATGTTGATCGTTGAAAAGGACTCGCAGGACGCCAATACGCTGAACGCGGCGATCCCCGCCGACATCGTCAACGGGCTGCACATTTTCGCTGGCCGCATCGACCTGATCTTGTAAGCACGCCCAGGCCGATCAATCTCACGCAACTAAGGAGCCAACCATGGCATTGGAAGAATACGTCGGCGCCATCGTGCTGGAAGTTGATGGCGTCGAAGCCGAAGTGGTGTCGATGAGCGTCGATTCCCAGACCGGCAAGAAGCCGGTCAAGACGATGAACCGCACCGGCAAGGTGAAAGGTTTCGCCAAGGGTATCGAAACGCACGAAATCAAGTGCACGGTCGTCATTCCGGCCGGGTCCGAGAGCATCGACTGGTTCAACCTTCAGGGGGCGAAGCTGACCGAGTATCCGGTCACCCCTGGTGGCAAGCGCACGTCCTACCGGGACTGCACGACGATCTCGTGCAGCGAACAGTACACGGCCGACAACGAAGCACGCCGTGACCTCACCCTCTTTGCAACGGGCAAGGTGACCGAATGATGACCGAACAAGGATCGCTCGAATACGGCGTCGAGTACCCGGAAGGCAGCGGCGAACGCCACTACGACTTCGAAGTGCGGCTGGCCACCGTCGCCGACAACATCGCGGTGTACGAAGACCCGGCCATCCTGGGCGGCGGCGTGTCGAACATGCGCGTCAACGCTGAGAACCTAGCTCGCTGCCTGGTCACGCTCGGCACGATCCCGAAAGAGTCGATCACCGGCGAGCTGATCGGCAAGCTGATCGACAGCGATTACGACGTGCTGATGCTGGCTCAGGAGGCACTGAAAAAAAAGCTGAAGCGGCCGAGCGCGGCCGCCGCCACTTCCGACTCGCCGAAATCGTCCTCGCCGGCCACGGCATCACCGGGGAGCGATTCGCCCGCCTGACCGAACCCGAGCTGGACGGATACCTTGCCGCCGTCATGACGATGCGCGGCAAGCCGTCCGGCGGCGGACCTGTTGAGATGACCGAGACGAGACGCGTGCAAAGCATGCGACGCAAGCGTCCGCAACCGAGAGGAAAGTAATGTCATCGCGTGACCTCGAAGTCGGCCTGACAGTCCGGTGGAAAGATCAGGCGTCGGCCCCTGCGCAGCAGACCGAGCGCAACGTGCAACGCGTTGTGCGTGAGACGAGTCAGGCTTACGCCGACACGTCTCGCGTTGCGATTGCGTCGAGCCGCGCGCTCTACAGCCTGCGCATGGGCGAATCCGCCCGCACCGAGCAGGCCGTGCAGCGCGACGTTCAGTCGACCGAAGCGGCATACGTTCGGGCGCACCGCAATATCCTCACCTCCTCGCAGCGACTCGCGACCGCGCGCCAGCAGCTCGACACGCGCACGGATCAAGCCATCCGCCGCGAGATCGATCAAACGGTCGCCGCGTACAACCGGTTGTACCGAGCGGGATTCGCGTCGGCCAACGAGCAGGCCCGCGCGTTTCGGGCGTTGACTCAGCGACTGGCCGAACTGAACAGGGAGCTGCGCAATGTCGAGCAGACCGAGGGGCGATTGGCTCGTGGCGGCCGTGCCATGGCGAACCTGTGGCGTGCGGGTAGCGCGCTGGCCGGAGGCGCGGCCGGCGCGATGGTGGTTGCTCCGGCCGTGCGCGAAACGATGGCGTACGACCGGCGCTTGGCGATGATGGCCAATACGGCGTTTTCCGACCGGGACGTGGCGGGTCGCCGGGCCGGGATGACGGAGCTGAATAACGCGATTGTCTCCGCCGTCCGCCAAGGCGGCGGGACGCGGGAGCAAGCGGCCGACACATTGGACAATCTGCTGGCGTCCGGTGCCGTGAGCGACAAAACGGCGATGCAGCTCCTGCCGACGCTTCAGAAGTTCTCGACGGCGACCGGTGCCGACCCGAACGAGCTGGGCAACATCGCCATTCGCGCGATGCAGAATTTCAACATCAAAGAGGCGGACATCCCGCGAGCGTTGGATATGGCCCTCAAGGGGGGCCAGGCTGGCGGCTTCGAGCTGAAGGATATGTCCAAGTGGCTGCCGCAGCAGATGGCGCTGGCCAAGACGGCCGGCATGTCGGGGCTGTCTGACTTCGGCAAGCTGGTCGTGGCCAACCAGGCGGCGGTTATCACGGCCGGCACCAAGGATGAGGCCGGCAACAACATCGTCAATTTGCTGGAGAAGCTGAACTCGGCCGATACGCAGCTCAAAGCGAAGAAGCTCGGCATCGACCTGACCGGCAGTCTGGCATCGTCTCGCGAGAAAGGCGTGAACGCGCTCGACGCGTTCGTGGGCATCGTCGAGAACGTGATGGCGAAAGACAAGCGCTATCAGCAGAACCAGGCGAGGCTGGCCAGCGCGCCGGAGGGCGAGCGTAAGGCCATTCTTGAGAGTCAACAGAGCCTGCTGGAAGGCACCGCGATCGGCAAACTGATCCACGATCGCCAGGCGCTCGGCGGCCTCGTCGCGTATATGGGGCAAAAAGACTACCGCAAGCAGGTCGAGGCGCAGGTGTTTGACCCGAAATCGGCGGTCGAAGGAAATTTCGATCTCATTGCCAGTACCAACAGCTTCAAGATGGAGAAAAAGCGAAACGAAGACGTCATAGCCATGCAAGAGGCTCTCGGTGGCCTGAATAACGCAATTGGTGACGTAGCTGAGAAGATGACCAACTACGCCCGCCGATACCCTGAACTCGCGGCGGCCATCGAGGGAACGACCTTGGGCCTCAAAGCGGCCACAGCTTCTCTCGGCGTGTTCGCTGCGGCAGCGTTATTGCGGGGCGGCACGGGCGCAGGGGCTGCTGGAGCCGCATCGCAGGCCGGGGCGGCAGCCGCCGGCGCACTCGGCGCTGGCTCAACGTTTGGCGCGCGCTTCGCCAGTATCGGCAAAACGGTGGGCAAGATCGGGGCGCCGCTGGCCATCGCGGCTGGTGGTCTCGAAGCGTACATGATCGCCAAGGACGATTCCAAAACGGCTGATGAGAAGAAGGCCGGTTATGTGGGTGTGGCCGGTGGCGTGATCGGCGGCTTGGGCGGTGCGGCTGCAGGCGCTGCGGCCGGAGCGGCCGTGGGCTCCGTCGTGCCTGGTGTGGGCACGGCGGTCGGACTGATCGGCGGTGCGATTGCCGGGTACTTCGGCCACGATTGGGGCGAGAAGCTCGGCAAGTCTGTTGGCGAAGCCATCTTCGCGCAGAAGAAAGACGAAAAGCCGCCCGTCGTCGAGTCCCATGTCGCGCTGTATCTCGACGGCGCTCAGATTGCGGAAGCCCTGGCCCTCTCGGGACAGAAAGAGGCGCGGAGAAACTGATATGGCTTGGAAAGACACGCTTCAGGACGCGGCCTATCGCGGCGTGAAATTCGATTGCCTACGGGCCAGCGACTCCATCGAAAAGGACGTGGCGCGCTACGCGTACCCGAACGTCGATGGCGAAGATATCGTGGACATGGGGCTGAAGGCTCGCGAAACCACGATGACAGCGGTGTTCTTCGGCGATGACTACGAAGAGCGCATGAAAGCCTTTCTCAGCGCGCTTGCCGAGCGCGGCGCGGCCGAACTGATTCATCCGGTGTTCGGCAGCATGCCGAACATGCAGTTTCTCGGCGGCCATGTCGGTCACGACGCCGATAACCCGGATGCGTGTACCGTTGAACTGCGCTTCGCACCGAGCACGCCGAGCAATCCGTTTTTCGTCGAGCAGAAGGCCGGCCAGAAGGCGGACGCGACTGCACAGGTGGCGAATGGTGCCAAGGAGAGCGGTGCCAGTGCCTTCGAGACGGCGCTCGGCGCGCTCAAGGACGCCAAAGCCGGGATCCGCCGTATCAACGCGTTACGCGACGTATTGTCGAACACATTGGGGCCGATCAAGAATCTGGTCACCGGCTTTCAGGGCACGGCGCTCGATCTGCTCAACTTTCCCCGTGCGTTCACGTCGGACCTGATCGGGTTGGTAAGCGGCATCACCGACTTCCGGTCGTTCGATCCCGGCATGGTCATGTCGGATTGGGGCGGCATGTTCGACCAGATGTCCTCGGTGGTGAAGCTGCCGGGGGCCGCAGCCAAAGGCCAATCGATAACGATTCCAGGCACCGACGTAGCGTCGAGCACGGTGCCGTCTGCACCTGGTGCTCCCGGTCTACCGAGCCCTCCGAGTCAGCCCTATGCGCCATCGCTGCCGAGTGTCGTGGCGGCGAACGCAAGCGATGTGCAGCTCGTGACGAGCGTCGTCAAGACGGTGGTGGCCACGACCGTCGCGGAAGTCGCATCGGACGTGCTGGCCAACGAGGTCGACGAGCCAGTGCTTACGCCCGATGAAATCGAAAAGATCACGAACGACACCCGCGAGCTGATCCAGGACGCCATCGACGAGACCCACGCGGCGCTCCCGCTCGACCAGAGCCGACCGGTTGTGGAGGCGCTTAAGGATACTGCGCTCGCGGTGCAAGAGCTGGCAAAGACCGTGATCGACGCCCGCCCGCCGATCATGACGCGCACGGTCGATGCACCGTGCAATCTGGCCTTGCTCGCCTTTCGGTGGTACGGCGACTACACGCGCTCGGCCGAGTTACTCCGGTTGAATCCGGCCGTGCGTAATCCAAACTTCATCGCACAGGGAGAGGTGCTACGTGGCTTCGCACGATGACGATGTGTCGTTGCTCGTGGGCGGGAAGGCGCACAAGCAATGGACGGGGTACTCGATCGACTCAGACCTGCTGATTCCGGCGGATGCCTGGGAAGTTCGCCTGGCGCGGTCGGAAGGCCGCATGCCGGCGACGGTGCGTGCTGGAGCGGCAGTCCAAGTGCAGATCGGCGGCGAGACGGTGCTCAGCGGGTATGTCGATAACGTCCGCCGTCGCACGTCCAAGACCGAGAAGTCCCTGGCCATTAACGGCCGCGACCTCGCCGCTATTCTTCGCGATTGCTCTGCACCAATCTTCACGGCCAAACAGGTCACGCTGACCGAGGTGGTGACAAATATCGTGAAACCGCTCGGTATCACCAGGGTGCGGGTAGATGCGTCGCGTAGCACGGGAGCCTGGGACAAAATCAGCGTCGATCCCGGCGACACTGCCTGGGACGCGCTGGTACACGCCGCCGAGGGTGAAGGGCTGTGGCCCTGGTTCGAGCCCGACGGAACGCTGGTTGTCGGTGGCCCCGATTACAACGCCGCGCCGGTGGCCAGTCTGATTCTGCGCGAGAGCGGGAAAGACACAAACGTCGAGTGGTTTGACGAAGACGTTTCGATCGCGGAGCGGTATTCGGAAGTCACAGTGCTCGGGCAGGCACATGGCACGCGCTTCGACTCTGGAAAAAATGCCATACGTGCGACCGTTCGTGATAACCAAGTACCGGTCTATCGGCCGAAGATATACGTCGATCACGACGCACCGAACCTTGCGGCCGTGGAAGCGCGGGCAAGGAAAATCATCTCCGATTCCCGGCTTCAAGCGCACACCATGCGAGCGAGCGTGAAAGGCCATCGAACGAGCGATGGTGTGCTGTGGAAGCCGGGGCAACGTGTACATGTCGTGTGGGAGGAGTACGGCATCGACGCCGTGTACTTTCTGATGGGGCGGAAGTTCAATCGCGATCGCACCGGAGCGCGTACGACGCTGACGCTGAAGGAAGACGGAGTGTGGATTCTCGACGCGCATCCGCATTCGGGCAGAAAGCACCGACGCCACAAGGAAGACGGCCCGCTCTCGATCGTTACCACCGATGCGTCGGGCAACACCACGGTGAGCCGATGATGGACCCGCGTACAATCAAGGCCATGGTGGCTCGCGCCATGAATACGGTGCGACTCGCATTCCGCAGCGTTATCGGGGCGACGGACAGTGGCGGCTCCGTTCAGCTCGTATCGGGTGAAGCCCTCGCCGGTGAGAACCTGCCCGATGCCGAATACTTCCAGCATTACGGTCTCACCAGTAACCCGCCGGCCGGCACGATGGCGATTGTCGTACCGCTGGGCGGCGCTACAAGCCACTCGGTCATCGTCGCGACCGAACACGGCTCGTATCGCCTCAAGGAGCTGAAGCCGGGCGAGGTGGCTCTGTATACGGACGAAGGCGACTCGTTCGTATTCATGCGTGGGCGCGTTACCCACCTCAAGACGCGGGTGTTCACCGTTGACGCCGAAGAGGCGGTGAACTTCAACACGCCCAACGTTAACATATCGCACCAGCTCAACGTTACTCAGGCGATCACGGGCATGGGCGGCATGCAAGTATCCGGTGGCGACGGCGTTAGCGTTGAAGGAAAGATGACGGTGTCCGAAGACGTCATTGCAGGCGGCGTGAGCACAGGCCATCACAAGCACCCTGGCGATTCAGGTGGTACCACCGGTGAACCTATCGCGTCATGACGCTGCGATGCCGTCGCGGCTACTGACAGGCACCACCTCCCGACACCATCCATGTAGCACCGAGAATCGGTCGCATGGATGCGCTTATATCCCCCTCGACTCGCGACTATGCCGGCGTCACGACCATGACGCTGGCAAACGCCGTCTATCTGCGGCTGGAGACGCCTCTGGGCTCCTGGTGGGCGGATCCCACCCTTGGCTCCAAGCTGCATACGCTACAGCGGGAAAAAGACACGCCGCGCGTTCGCACCTTGGCCGTTCAGTACGTCGAGCAAGCGCTGGCACCGATTGTCGCGGATGGCCGCGCGACCAGCGTTGCAGTCACATCCGTGACGGGCGAACAGGGATGGCTCGTCCTGCTGATTGAGGTTGTCGACGCATCCGGCGCACGACAACACTTTAAGCATCCGGTGAAGGTGTCCTAATGCCATATACGCCGCTCACCGCTTCCGACATCCTCGCGGCCATCCTGCGAGATCGCAAGAACCTCCGACCCGAGGACGACATCTCTGTCGACTCAGACAACTACGTCCGCGCGGCCGGAACCGCGAGCGCGATCGAAGGGCTTTACCAACGCCTGCTGTGGGTCACGAAGCAAATCTTTCCGGACTCGGCTGATCCGGACATGCTGCTCCTGCATGCGCGCAAGTACAACATGAACCTCAAGCCGGCTTCGCTCGCGTCGGGCAAGGCGGCGTTCACCGGTATCGTCGGCAAGGTGGTGCCGAGCGGACTTTCGCTCAAGTTCAATGATGGTACGGCCTATGTGACGACCGGGAGCGGTGAAATTGGCATGGGCGGAGCGGTCGAGATTCCGTGTCAGGCCGTAGTGGCTGGAGTCGCAGGAAACCGCTTCAGCGGTGACGTGCTGACGGTCACGGTGCCACCGAGTGGCGTGAATGCGGCGACTACCGTCGTCAGCATGAATGGCGGGGCCGATGTGGAGAGCTACGCGAGCCTATTGGCTCGACTTCTGGTGCGTATTCGCCATCCCCCGGCCGGCGGCAACAAGTACGACTATTGGCAGTGGGCAATGGAGGTCTCGGGTGTCAGCGCGGCTTACGTGTATCCAATGCGCCGTGAGGTGGGGACGGTCGACGTGGTTGTGGTAAGCCCTGGCGGTTTGCCGTCTGAAGCCGTTCTCGCGGCCGTGCAGGCTCACGTCGACGACCAACGCCCGGTGACAGCGAAGAACTTTGCCGCTATCGCGCCTATTGTCCGCCCTTACGATGTGATCGCTCAGGTTGACCTTTCGGGCATTACGCTGGACGCCGCGAAGTCGGCGTTGACGACGGCCATTCAAGCCTACGATGCCGCGCTGGTGCCGGGCGACGCGGCCGTACGCACGCGAATCGGCGCTGTCATCAGTGACACGGCCGGTATTGCCGACTACGTGCTGCTTCAACCGACTGGCAATGTGGTTCCGACAGTCGATGCGACCGCTGTCGAGTGGTGTCGCCTGCGCAACGTCGATATTTCGCTGATGCCATGAGCGATCACGCCGACCTCTTGGCACGATTGCTGCCACCAGTTGCTTATGACCCGGCCGCACCTTCGGTCAATGCTGATTTGGTGGCGGAAGGCAAAGCGCTCGACCGATTCCTTGCCGATGCGGACATGATGTTGGCGGGTGTGGTGCCGTCATTTTCAGCGATTCAGTTGCTGCCCGATTGGGAGCGCTTGTTTGCCATCACGCCAGCGGCCGATGCGACGCTTCAGCAGCGCATGGCCAAGGTGGAGGCGAAGATGAATGAGACGGGGGGCTTGTCGATTCCGTACTTCATCAATCTCGCCAAGAGCCTCGGGTACACGATCGAGATTCAGGAGCCGCAGCCTTTCCGAGTTGACGAGAGCCGCATTGGAGATGAGCTTTATGTGGAAGACGTGATCTACCAGTGGCTGGTCGTCGTCGAAGGCGCCCCCAACCTTGCCTACTACTTTCGGGTAGGCGAAAGCGCCATCGGAGAGCGGCTTCTCGACTTCTCGGACCCGATGCTGGAAGAAGTGATCCAGGACCTCAAGCCAGCGCACACTTTTGTCTACTTTGCATATCAAGGGTAACGACTATGCGGCGGATTAACACCGAGGACGGGCGCTATCACGCGGGCGATCCGTCAAAAGGCACCAAAGGCACAATCGTCACGATGGACGCGATGAACGCCCTGCAAGAAGAGATCGCGGGCTTTATTGAGAGCGCAGGGCTTGAGCTCGACGCCACAGACGACGGCCAATTGCTAAAGGCGCTGTTGCTGATTCTCAAGAATCTGAGAACGGTCAACGCGTACTCGATCACAGCGTTGCCCCAGCAGAATGTGGGCCCGATCGTTGTGCTTGAAGCTTCCGAGGTGTGGCTGTGGAATACGAGCGCGTATTTCACCGGCTACCGATCGCCGCTGTGCGGCCGCCCGCTCGATGGCCATACCGTCGCGCCGCTCATCAGCGAGGTCGATGCCGTCGGCGGGACGTTGAGCAAAACGGCCTACGCCGGCTTGTGGGGCTACGCTCAAGAGAACGGCTTGGTCATCGCATCGGGATCGTGGGCGGCCGGCATGCACAAGTTCGTTGACCTAGGCGGCGACAATTTCCGCATCCCGGACCTGCGCAATCAGTTCCGCCGGTACACCGGCACTGACGCTGACACTGCAAAT